GGTCGAGAACGCGCTTTCAGAACAGGCTGAAAAGAGACGCGCCCGAAAAAGAGCGGAAGCCTTTAAGTTGAATTCTAAACCCCAGTAGGGTATACTTGGAATTGTCCGAGAGGAGGACACATGACTCAAGTAGTTGAAGCCCCAGTTAAAAAACTGGGCAAGCGCGAGTGCGCTCGTATTTACAAAGAGGCTTACGCCGCTGGTCTTAAGGCTGGCAAAGAAGTCGGCGTTCCAAAGTTTGTTGTTGGTACTCCAACAACTCCACTTGGTAACGATATTGATTTCAAGCAGAAAACTTACATCCTTGACGGTCTTTGCGGATTCGCTTGGGTGAATATCTCTCCAGCGAGAGGTGCCTTCGTTACTTATTTGAAGAGCATTGATGCTGGACACAAAGGTTATTACGGCGGTTACGAAATTTGGGTTCGAGAGTTCGGACAGAGCGTAGACCGTAAATATGCTTTTGCTCAAGCCTTCGCTGAGGTTCTTGGAAAGTACGGAATCGAAGCAAGCGCTGGAAGTAGGTTGGATTAACTAACAGAATTCATCCCGCCAGTCTCTTCTTAGATTGGCGGGATGAACCGCATAATCATTTTATTACCTTTCATGATTATGCGTGGGGTATCATTGACGCGGGTACCCAATAGTTCGGTGGCGTAGTAGCGCCTGTCGTGCGTCCGTCCTCTCTCTAGCACGGCTTTCATCGCTCCGCCACCGAGCGCCCATCCTTGACAGTCATTCATCTTGATGATGTACCCTTTTATCAGGTTCGCAAAACACCTACTCGCCAAAGTGAGGTCAGTCCAATACTGACAACAGAGACAGCGCTACATCCAGTAGCGAAAGAATGTTCACCCCTAACAATGGAGGAATATGCGATTCTATGAAAGAGTTATTTCAAAACCTATTCCAGTCGCACTTTTTATTATCGGATTCGTATTCATAAATCCACTACATATTCCGCCTGACGAACCAGCGCAAGCGGTTGAAGTAATCATGAAACCAATACTGGTCGAACGCACACCTGAAGCATCTAAAGAGTTCGCTAAGAAGCGTCTTGATGCTTATGGTTGGGACACTCCCGCTCAATGGGAATGTCTCCTCTCGCTATGGACTAAAGAGTCAAACTGGCGTCCTGATGCCTACAATAAAACACCCGTCTACCAAAATGGAAAAAAACTCAATGCTGGTGGTATCCCACAGATACTCGGACTTGACCCTGACCTAACAGTCGAGGAGCAAGTAACCCGTGGCTTGGTTTATATCGAACACAGATATTCCAGCCCATGTTCGGCGTGGCGGTTTTGGGAAAGAAATTTTTGGTATTAACCTCCCTGAATGGGAAATGAAGAGCAGAAAAAACCTTCAGTAATAGACGATGCGCTCGCCGAAATCGGGCGCATCGCTTTTATTGAACCAGCAATTTGTACAGGATGGGTTCTCGTATCTGAATGGATGGGTGAGGGCGAAAAGGATTACTGGACTTTAACTCTTGCCGATGACCAAAATCCTGATTGGCGTCACTTAGGATTAGTTCATCACGGATTGAAAAATTGGGAGGGCAATGATGATGTCGGACTCACAGACAAACCGACCAATGAGTGAAAAAGAAAGAATTGATTTACTAAATAAACTAATACGCGAGCGCTACGGTGATTGGGCGACACTCCCAAACCCTAGGGTAGATAACAATGAAGATTCAAAGCGCTAAAATTTCAACATGGGTTCATTTGTTTCTAAAGCGCCGTGCCGTGATGCCGACCCTTGGCTCTTTGACCAATTCAATTTAGATTTAGCACAACCAGCACTTAACTATTGTTCGGGTTGTATTTTTTGGAAAGAATGTGAATCTCTAGTACAGCCTCAGCCGAATTTTTTTGATGGGGTTGTTGCTGGAAAGGTATGGCGTAACGGAAGAATTTTGGCTAAGTTAGATGCCTCTTCCCCTAATCGTTTACTTGTCGGAGAGGAACTCATTGAAGAAAATTTTGATGCCTTGGAAGTTCGAGGGAGCGAGTTGTTGGGGGATTGACACAAATTATTTTTTTTCAAACGATGAAAATGGAGGAACATCTAGCGAATATCGAGTAGCCAAGAAAATTTGTAATGGGTGTTACTGGCAAGCAGAATGTCTGACCTATGCGCTACATTACAAAGTGTTAGGGATTTGGGGTGGAACAACACTAAATCAACGCGACATAATGAGAAAAAAACTAAACATAATCGCCAAACCAATAACCAATGAAAGGCACATAGCATGACAGCAATAGCGATAGCAGGAAACTTAGCAAGCGACCCTGAGTTGCGCTTTACCCCTAACGGTAAAGCAATGGCAACCTTCACAATCATTTCGTCTAAGTCACAAAAGAAACCTGATGGCACTTGGGAAAATACCGATGTCACTCCATGGTCAATTAAATGCTGGAATAAATTAGCGGAGAATGTTTGTGATTCTTTGAAAAAAGGAATGGGTGTAATTATCCAAGGGACAGCCGTTTGGGAATCTTGGGACGATAAGACCACGGGTGAGAAAAAGGGCAAGATGGGCGTGACCGCTTTCAATGTTGGAGTGGACTTAAAACGCCATGTAGTCAATGTGGTTGATGTCCGCCGTAATTCTGATGGAGATACGCAGATTGACCCTTGGAGCGCACCTACTTGGAAGAAGGAAGCCGAGGTTCCTGAGTCGTTCCCTTTCTAACCCTGATGTAGTATCATGGGGTTAATAAACTCTTGAAAGGGGTTGTAAATGGCAATATGGGTCGATTTCTTCAAGGAGAAATTAGAAGGCTCAAAAATTGTTGTTGATGCTAACGGTAAGCCGTATATCTCAAAAGAGATTGCTCTAAGAGAATATGTCGAAGTTGAGTTGAGCATTACACAACAGTTTTTGCCTTATCACATATATTTCCGCCGTTACGATGTCAATGGCGTTGAGTTAGAGAATCGTCTCTTTGCTCAAGTTGGAGACAGAGACTTGGCTTTGAAATCTTTTAACGACCTAACATCCAAGAGATTAAATTCTTTTGAGTTAGTGTTAGACGGAGAATAAAAGCCTAAAATCTGCTAGAGGTATAATCTACGGGTGTACGATAACCTTTCACCCAATAGTGAGGGAGTCGTGTCGATTTTGGGGGCTTTCGCTATCCAAACTCATGAAATATATTCGGAGTTGGTAAATGCGGGATTTAACCAAGAACAAGCAATCGCTATTGTCGTAGGACTAGCAACCAAAGAGTAGAGGGTTAAATGGCTGAAAAAATAACACCCGATTTACAGGAGTTAGGTTCTACTGGTTTACGCCGTTCAGGTGGAACAGTCTTTGAAGAATTTTTAGTAAATCTGCGTGGACAACGCGGAGCAAGAATCTATCGAGAGATGGCGGACAATGACCCGACCATTGGCTCAATGCTTTACGCAATCGAAAAAGTTGTTACTCGCCTTGAATGGCGCATCGACCCCTTCTCGGATAATTCTCAAGACGGAGAGATTTCTAAAGAAGATAAAGAAGTTGCCGCGTTCGTAGAATCTTGTCTCCATGATATGAGCGAGTCTTGGGACTCTGCTCTATCTCAAATGCTTTCAATGTTGGTCTTTGGTTTCTCATTCCACGAAATTGTTTACAAAATCCGCGAGGGTGATAATAAAAACCCACAGCGTAAATCTAAATTTAATGATGGTCGTATTGGTTGGCGCAAGATGCCTATTCGCGCCCAAGAAACTTTATTCCGATGGATGATGGATGAAGATGGCGGTATTCAAGGAATGGTTCAAGTAGACCCATCCTCGGGCGGTATCCATGAAATTCCAATCGAGAAGGCTTTGCTATTCCGTACCAGTTCACAAAAGAATAACCCTGAAGGTCGCTCTATCCTTCGTAACGCTTACCGCTCTTGGTACTTCAAGCGCCGTATTGAAGAGATTGAAGCAATCGGTATCGAGCGTGACTTAGCAGGTTTGCCAGTTGCTTATGTACCACCTGAGTTTCTTTCATCAACAGCAACAGCCGAGCAAGCCTCAGTTCTCGCATCAATCCAAAATATCGTCACCTCAATTAAGCGTAATGAGCAAGAGGGAATTGTTATGCCCTCTATGTATGACGACCAAGGACACAAAGTATTTGATTTAGTTCTCCTATCTTCAGGCGGTTCTCGTCAGTTCGATACCGACAAAGTTATCCAGCGTTATGACCAAAGAATCGCAATGTCAATCCTTTCTGACTTTATTCTTCTTGGCTCTGACCGAGTTGGCTCCTATGCCCTTGGAACTTCCAAGATGGATTTATGGTCAATGTCAGTTGATTCAATCGCTAAAAATATCGCTGAGGTTATGAACCAACACGCTATTCCTCGCTTATTAAAACTTAATGGCATGGATGTATCTCGCGCTCCTTATCTAACTTATGGCGAAGTAAGCCATGTTGATTTGAATGAGATTGCTGGATTCGTAGGCAACTTGGTACAAACAGGCGCTATCGTTCCTGACCCTAAGTTGGAAGAGTATCTACGCGACTTGGCTGGTCTACCACCTGCTGAACATGATGGACAGAATTTTGGTATGCCTCCTATGCCTGAAGGCGCAGGGATGCCTCCTATGCCTGAAGAACCAGCGACATCGGGCGAGGAAGAATTACCACCTGCTCCACCTACGGAGGCTCCGCAACCCCCTGAAGTTGGTTAAAAATGGCAATACATTTTGTTCATCCTTTTGAGAAGGCGCGAAACAAAAGAGTTCCGCTAACACCTCAAGAACAAGAACTTGCTCGCACACTTTACGAATCTATTCAACGAGCCACAGATAAAATATCTATGCGCCAACTTGAGGCTTTGCTTCGTAACATGAATCCCGAAACTTTAGAGCGTTTACTACAAACAATAACTATTGCTAATCAGAAAAAGATTCAAGAGACACTCATCGCCTCTATTGAGATTGGCGGTAAAGATGCCATCAAACAAATTAAGAGCATCGCCCCTAAGTTAGCCTTGCCATCTTTCTCACCTAAGCCAGTTCCTATCGCTAATAAAAGACCTATGGCTAACATGGAGTTCACACAGATTCCTGATTGGGCTAAACCTAAGCCTCCCAAGGTTGAATTCACAATGTCATTTAATAAAACAAATCCAAACTCTTTAGCCTTTGCTCAAAGACGCGCTGGAGAACTGGTCACCTTTATTGACGCAGTTACCCGAGACTCTATCCGAAAAGCAATTATTGACGCTTTCAACGAAGGTATGGATTACAGAGCAACGGCTAAGAGAATTAAAAATGTTGTCGGTCTACATCCTCGGTGGGCTGATGCTGTCACAACTTTTGAGAAGAAAGAGTTTGCTCGCTTAGTTCGTAGCGGATTAAAAGAAGCAACCGCTCGCGCTCGCGCCACCGAACGCGCTACCCGTTACTCAGATTCTCTAAAGAGTAAAAGAGCAACCATGATTGCTCGTACAGAGATTCAGATTGCTCAAAATGAGGGACGCCAAGAGGGATGGAATCAAGCGTCTGAGCAAGGCTATGTAGATGTTGAATCACAAAAGATGTGGGTCATTGCTCAAGATGAACGCACTTGCCCTATTTGTTCCGAACTAGATGGCGAGATAGTTCCTTGGAACGAAACTTTTTCTAGTGGTCATGAGACTCCAGGCAGAGTTCATCCTAATTGTCGTTGTACCATGGTAATTATTCCACCCGAAAGAAGAAAGCGATGAGCATAACAATCGCATTTCCAGTCGGATATAGACCAGTTCTCAAACACGGTGAGCATGACCAAAGTTCTCATGGTTCATGGGCTACGGGTAATTTTGATGAAGAAACCGAGGGCGAAGGCGCACAAAATACATACTTTGAAAAATATGGAATTAAAACTGATGGAAGTAAAGAGCCAGTTGGAATCTCCCGCGATGAAGTAAGAAGTTTGGATGACTACACAGCGGATGGTTTCAAAAAAATCAACCAATACTTACGATTGGGTGGCACAAGTCCTTACGAAGAAGGCTCGTATTATGACCGAGAATCTCGCGGGATAAATGAAAACAGGGTTGCTGATTTAGATAAACTTATAGACGAATCACCTGACTTCTTTGGTGATAAAAATTTATATCGTGTATTTGCGAATGATGTTTTACAGGATTTGAATGAAGGTGATGTTTTAACAGATAGGGCATTTTTATCGACAACAAGAGTTGATATAACAAGTGAAAAAGGTTTAGAAGTATTACAAAATCTACAAATGATTTCAGAGTCAAATGATAGA